GTCACTTTCTTGACGGGAGTGTCCGGGTAGATGTTAATGCACGTTCCGTGCACTCATCTGTTCCCGGTGTTTCCCTCATCAATTCAGTTGACGACACGGCCTTACGCGACCTCGCACTGGCACGGTTGAAGAACCGTTTGAACGGAGACCTCAATCAGGTGAAGCTTCTGGTACCCTTAGCCGAGTTACGCGAAATGCGCGGTATGATCCACGCATCAGCAAACATGGCGACGGACCTTGTGAAGTCCCTGCTGGAGATCAAGAGAACGAAAGGAAAGTCGGCGGTAAAATACGCCGCGGATGCTTGGTTGAATTTCTCTTTTGGAGTTCGGCCTTTCGTGTCCGATGTGCAGAATGCTTGTGAGTCTATCTCCTCATATCTTTTGAGGCAGAGATTCACTCGCGTCGTGCACGGTTCTGCGACTAAGACGTGGCTAGCCAAAGAAAAGGCTAGCGCAACGCCCCTGTTTGGGTTTAATACATACAACCTCTTCGAGGGCGTCCACTCACTTTCTTACAGGTACGTGGCAGGTATTGATTTCTCATTCCTGACATCGAACAACTATGGCATCAGTGATCAGTTTGGCTTTGAGTTTGCTTCGCTCCCTGCTTCGGCTTGGGAGCTTGTGCCTTACTCTTGGCTGGTCGATTACTTTACCACTGTTGGCGCTTATCTTGATGACACATTCGTGGTCCCTCCCGGGTCTACGATCTATTGTGTGCTGAACAAGCGCTATACCTTGAAGGGGGAGTCCAGAGTGTCGATTTCGTCAATTACCCCAGACCCTGGCCAAAATGCTTTAATAAGCTATTTTGGTCCGAGTTATGGAAATGCGACGAGACCGATGCTTGACTACTCTACCTTCTCGCGGACAAAGCTTTCCTCCCTACCGCGCCGACAACTCCGCTTTAAAACAGCGGACGAGATCGGAAAGAATGCAGTCAATCGACTGCTTAACCTGACATCTCTACTCGCACCTTCTGCTAGGGGTTTGCCCCGGCGAAACGTACGGCCCGTACGGGGTGACCCGTATGGCTCGTTTTAGCGAGCGATGTCTTTCTTGAAAGGGGACCTTCTGTGTCCTTTGCTCCTTCCTCACCCGTTACTGGTGCAGCGCAAACTGGCTTCACCAGCCCGACTTACACGCTGACGACTGACGTCGCCCCCAGCATCAACGGCAAGCAGTACGCCGTGACCGCTATCGGAGGGACCCAGGCCGGAGTGGATGTGAATACGGTGTCCAAGCCGTTTTCCATCTCTTTCTTCCGGCCACAGGCCCTGCGTGTCTTGCCTCAGGCAAACCCCGTGACGGGCGTGATCAAGAACGTGCCGATGAACACCTACAAGCTCATTACGAGAAAGGGTGTTCTTCCGGCCGCCAACCAGGTCCCGATGCCCGGTCGTATTACGACCATCATCGAAGTCCCGGCTGGCTCCGACACGTACGAACCCGAAGATCTCAAGGCCATGCTTTCCGCACACTTCGGTGTGGGGTGGGCTCAGGCCGCTGGGATCGGCGATACGATCGTGTCGGGAATCATCTGACCTTCCAAGGTCTCTGATTCGTTCTTGTCACATCCTCATCGGGAGATGTTCTGTGAGGCAATCGGAAAACGAAGATAGGCTGAATGCTTTCTTTGGCATCCTGTCAGAAGAGCTTAGTTCGGCGCGGCGCGTGCATCCGCACGCTCGCGACCGACTGCTTGCGCGTATGCGTAAGCGAGCGGGTTTTGTCAACCCGGCATTGATTCCAGAGGCAACCAAGAAGTTTCTCACCATCAATCAAGAGGTGAGGGATTTTGAGATTTGTCTTCCTGGTCAGGTCGAGGCTGACGCCAGACACTACCTTTTGGTAATGCTTGAGCGTTATTTCTCGACTCTGAGCGATTTAAATTTACAAGTCGCACTCGATGAGAGTCGGTTGCTTGATCATTGGCGTTTCGGTCCTGGAGCCAGCAATGGCGTAAAGGGCACTCATGCCGCTGACAAGCTTTCCCAACCGATGTCCACCACAGCTCTATGCGAGCCGTATGTGAAAAGACTAAGGGCGTCGAACTTCTACCTGTCGGCCAAAGATGGTCGAAGCGGTTCGGGAGTCACCCTAATCTACGGTTCAAGACTGACAACAGTACCGAAAAACGAAGATACTGTCCGCACCATAGCGATTGAACCCTCTGGGAATATGGCCATCCAGCTTTCTGCTGGGCGCCACCTAGAGAATACATTGCGCTATATAGGTCTTGATATTCGGACGCAGCAGCCCAGAAACAAGCTGCTTGCAATGGTGGGCTCAGTCAACGGTGCTTTATGCACAATAGACCTGAGTTCTGCCTCCGACCGTATCTCGATTGAACTTGTGCGTCGCTTAATGCCTCCTAAGTGGTTCGAGCTCTTGATGAAAATCAGGAGTCCTCAGATCCTTGTGGATGGTGAGCTCGTTGAGATGTCGATGATATCGACGATGGGAAATGGTTTTACCTTCCCATTGATGACGTTGTTGATTACCTCACTCATATACGCCTATCGTGCACAGCATGGCGGACCAAACCTTTATATGGATTGGTCTCAAACCGCTGTCTTCGGTGATGACATCATTGTCAAAACTGAAGAGTACGAGGGTGTGTGTGAGGTTCTCGAGCAAGCGGGGTTTGTCGTTAATCGCGATAAATCTTACAGTAATGGACCCTTTCGTGAAAGTTGTGGAGGTGATTACTATGAGGGGTATGATGTTACACCCTTCTACGTTCGGAACCTGACGACTGATGCGGAAATCTACGTTGCTGCGAACCAGCTCCTGGAATGGTCTGCCAAGCACTTTTTTGTGCCTGTTAGATCATATTGGGCGTTGGTACAATGGCTCCGTAGAGGTCCTTTCTTCGTACCTGAGTGGCACAACCCCGATCAGGGGATTAAAGTGTCACAGGTTCAGAGAGAGTATAAGTACCTGAGCACGCGTCAACCTAAGGTCGTCTATCAAGGCGACTATGGAATGATGCTAGCGTGTGGTGGCTATCTCTCTTCTTCGGGCTCTCGTCTTATCTATAGTCCAAGGGCCTCCAAACCCAAGGTCTATACGAGAGTTGCCAGGATCCCGAGAGGGTTCCTGGATGGGTCTGACCCGGTAACCCGGTCAGAAGAACAAAGCCG